GCTCTTCCGATCTCCTCGAAAACCGACACGCGCCGCAAGCATCGGCCAGCACCGCCTTTATGCGCCGAGCAAGCGGACGCCTATGCGCGTGGCATCGTCGATGGCACGCTCGTTGCCAACGCTCGGGTGCGTGATTCGTGCCGCCGGTACCTCGCCGAGCGCCTCGATCCCGCGGCGGCGTCCGTGTGGTGGGACGAGCAGCTGGCCGACAGCGCCCGCGACTTTGCCTTGAAGTGCGGGCAGGGCGCAGAGGCTGGGGCAGGGGAGCCGCTGGTCTGGTTGCCCTGGCAATGCCTGGTCGCGATGATCCTCCTCGCCAGGCGGCGGGTGGTGAACGGCACCAAGACGGATACCCCCGCTACCAAGGCGCTGCTGCTGGTTGTGTCACGCGGCGCAGGGAAGACCGAGTTCGCGGCGTCGATGATCATGGCTGCGATGCGCGACCCGGAAACGCGCCTTGAGTTTGCGTCGGTCGCTCCGGACGGTCGCCTTGCGCAGAAGACCTTCGAGCGAATGCAGACCATGAGCCAGACGCTCGACGCCAAGGAATGGAAGGCGACCGGCGGCAGCACCCCGGCGCACCCGGGCAGGGTGAAGCACGGCGGCAACCGGTACATCTCGCTCCCCTGCACGGACAAGGCGCTCGACGGTCTCACGACCCGCCTGGTCGTAGCCGACGAGGTGGCTCGCATGGAGTCCGCGTTCGGTCGCCTCCTCACCGGCTTGGCGAAGTTTGCGACAAGTCAGACGCTGCTTATCACGACGCCAGACCCGGAGCAGAAGACCAGGCCGATCTGGGGCTACTGGGACGCTTGTGAGCGGGCAATCAACGACGGGACGCCCTATCCGCCGGGCTGGTGGCCGTTGCTGTACGGGCTGGACCAGGACGATCAAGCCGCCGACCCGAAGGCGTGGCCGAAGGCGAACCCGTCGCTCGGCGTGATTGTCGACCCGGCGCAGCTGGAACTTGCCGCAAGGACCATGCTGGAAAGCGGCGACCCGGCGCAGATCGCCGAGTTTGAGACGCAGCTCGCGTGCCGCTACCACGAACTGGCGACCACGGACGTAGATCTCGGGGTGCTTGAGCGGCAGATGCAGGAAACGGATTGGTCGCGCCTCGCCGGTGCGCCAGCCGTCATTGGCATCGACCTTTCCCGCGGCGGCTACGGGGCGCAGCTCGACCTGACTTCGATCTGTCTGATGGTCGTCGACGGCAACGTGATCCGCGCCCGAAACATCTCCTGGTGGGCCGGGACCGACATTCAACTCGACGAGCGGCGCTGCAAGAACCCGCTAGGCGCCTGGGTTGAGCAGGGTTTCCTGCGTCGGATGCCGGGCGAATGGCACGACATGGCCGTCATCGAAGCCGAGATCGAGGCGCTCATGGCTCGCTTTGACGTGCGAAAGATCGGCGTCGACCCGCATCCAGCCCAGGCAAAAGACATCAAGCGATGGGCAGACCGTGGCTGGCCGATCATTCCCGTCGATCAATCGATCCGCACGATGGCGCCCGCGTGGAAGTTGTGGGGCGACTTGCTCAAATCAAAGCAACTCATCTACGAGCCGGACCCCGTGCTCCGCTCGGCGCTCAACGCCGTGCGCTTGATCCGCGACAACGTCGGCAACACGCGCCCCGTCAAGGGGCGAAGCAACGGCAACACCGATGCGGTGGTCGCTGGCAACATGGCTGCGCTGCTGATGGAGCACCATCAGGTGCGTGAAGCAACTGGTCTCTCGACATCGTCGTGTCCCATTGGATAGACACGGTTACAAGAATTCCGGATTGACGTTTCGGGGCAGAGTTGTTCCATCTGCTCCGTGGGCATCTTTGCACGATTCTTCGGCTTCAAGTCCGGCGTCGCGATCTACACGCGACCCGAGCCGATCATTGCGTCACCGGCTGACGCGATCCCCGCAGTCGTTCGTGCAACCAACCTGATCTCTGCGGATATCGCTCGCCTTCCCGTGTCGGTGTACGACAGCGAAGGGCAGGAGATCGTGGGCCATCCGGTCGAGATGCTCCTCAACCGCGACGCGAGCCGCTGGCAGTCTGGCTACGAGTTCCGCCGCTACACGACCTCCGTTGCGCTGACGCACGGCAACGGAATCGCGCTGATCCGACGCGGAAGCGACGGCGAGATCGCCGAGCTCCAGCCGGTGCCCGCCGACGCGATGAGCGGCGAGATCACCGAGGAAGGCGTCCAGTACCGCATCGGAAGCCTAGTCATGAATGCCGACCAGGTGCTGCATATCGGTGCATATCCGGATCACCTGAATCCGTGCTGGTACCGCTCGCCGCTCGACGTGGCACGCCACGCAATGCAGCTCGCCGCCGATGAGAACGGTGCCCACGCCTCACTTGTCCGGACCGGCTCGATGGGCAAGGTCGCAATCTCGCACCCGGGCGCCATGAGCGACCAGACCGTTCAGGCAATCCGCGACGCATGGAACACCATGCACGCGACTGCCGACGGCGCAAGCCGTCCGCTCATCCTGCGCGAGGGCATGAAGGCCGAGAAGATCTCGCAGGAGACCAGCGGCACGATGCTTGAATCCCGGCGCTTCAGCGTCCAGGAGATCGCCCGTGCGTTCGGCGTTCCTCCCGAGATGCTGTTCCAGCAGGGCGGCGGCGCCCTTGTGAGCCAAAGCGAAGTCGCCCGCGCCTACGCGGACGGCGCGATTGCGGCATGGGCTACCGCGTGGGAGTCGGAGCTCACGCGGAAGCTCTGCCGTCCCGGCGAGTTCGTGCGGATTGACACGACGGCAATCGTGCGCGGCAACCTCCGCGACGCAGGCATGGCGTTCTCCAAGCTGGTGCTGGCTGGCGTCATGTCGCCGAACGACGCTCGCCACTACCTCGGGCTGGCACCGGTGGCCGGCTTGGACACGCCGACGGTCTCAATGCCCGGCGGCGCCAGCGCGGCGTCCGGGCCTGACAACGTGGGGGATGAAAATGCTTGAGCTTCGCACCGCGACCTTTGAGCGCAGCGGCAACAAGCTTGCCGGTTACGCCAGCGTCTACAACGCGCCGAGCCTTCCGCTCACGGTGCGCGGCGTCAACAACGGCAAGCCGTTCGTCGAGCGTGTCGCGCCCGGCGCGTTTGACCGCTCGCTCGCTGCCAATGTCTCGCTCCTGATCGGGCATGATCGGCGCGAGCTCCTCGCCAACACCAAGAGCGGGCTGCTCCAGCTCCGCTCCGACTCCAAGGGCCTCGCGTTCGAGGTCGATCTCCCGGACACGCAGAGGGCCAAGGACGTTCGCGCCCTGGTCGAGGCTGGCGTGCTCTCGGAGATGTCGTTCGGTTTCTTCGTTCGCTCCGACGCCTGGATGGGCTCGGAGCGCACCCTCACGGAGGTGGATCTCCGCGAGGTCTCCATTGTCGAAAACGGCGCTTATCCGCAGACCAGCGCCGAGGCTCGCACCTATTCGCCGAGCCTCGCTCGGCTGCGTCTGCGATTGAGGACTCTCACGTGAAGCAGCAGGAAATCATTGAGCGCCGCAAGGCCATCGAGACCGAAGTCAATTCCATTCTCGCCTCTGACCAGATCAGCGCCGAGGCCGAGGCCCGCGCCGACGAGCTGCTGAACGAGCTCAAGGATCTCAACGAGAAGCGCAGCGCCGCGGCGCTCCGCGAGCGTTTCGCGTCCCACGCGATCACGCAGAAGGTCGTTGCCGAGAAGCGGGAGCAGGCCGAAGAATGGCGCGCCACCGGCGAGTACCGCGAGCAGTTCCTCGGCTGGATCAAGGGTGGCCGTGCGCCCGAGCAGCGCGAACTGATCTCCACCGCCAGCTCCAGCATTCTCATCCCCAAGCTGTACGAGGACGGCATCCTGAAGTACATGATGGCGCAGAGCATCATGCGCAACGTCGCCGACCTCCGCACCGGTGTGCAGGGCTACTCGACCCTGCGCTACAACACCCTCGCCACCGCCGACTACACCTCGGCATGGACCCAGCCGGACACCGGCACGGTCGCTCGCCAGACCATCGACCCCGGCTTCGCCGAGGTGCCGCTGGCTCCGGTGCCGTGCCTCCCGTTCACGCAGGTCTCGCAGCAGCTGCTGCGCCAGGCAAACTTCGACGTTGAGGCCGAGGTGATGGACAACCTCCAGCGCCAACTCTCGAAGAACACCGAGTGGGGCTACATCGGCGGAAGCGGCACGAACTCGCCGACCGGCATCTTCACGGTCAACGCCAACGTGAACATTACGACCGCGACCTCGGCAAGCACGACCCGTGCTGCCGCGATCACGGCTGGCGTGACGCTGGCGAAGCTCCAGGAAATGCGCTACTCGAAGCTCCCCGCGGCGTACTGGGGATCGTCGGCGTGGATCATCCCGCAGGACGTGTACGCGACCATCGCTGGTCTCACCGTGAACAACGTCCCGCTGTTCATCCCGAGCGCCGACGCGGTCGGCCAGGCTGGCGCTGGCTTCACCCTGATGGGCCTCCCGGTCTACGTGACCGAGTACCTCCCGGCGCACGTCTCCACCGGAAGCACGGGCAAGAACTGCTTGGCCGTGCTCGGCAACATCTCGGACGGCTTCGCCATCCGCGAATGGGCTGGCATCGGCATGATCCGCGACGAGATCACCGCGGCCTCCTCGGCGCGTGTGATCTACCAGGGCATGATGTTCGCCAACAGCAACTTCACCCGCGTGAAGTCGCTGGTGCAGCTCCAGGTCACCAACGCCTGATCCTCATCCTCTCATCGGCACAGGTGGCGCTCCCTCGGGGGCGCCACCTGGCTGCGAGGTAGTCCGTGGCGATTGATATCTCCAAGTTCCGCAACTGGGCCCGGCTCTCCTCTAACGAGGACGATCCGGCCATCCAAATTGCGTGGGAAGCAGCGAAGCGCGAACTGGAGGAGCGCACCGGCTGGTGCGTCGATCCGGTCACGCGGACGCAGTATGTGGCGTCTGAGCCGACGAACGACCAGCTACTGGTGCGATTGGAACGCCAGCCGGCGACGGCGGTGACGTACCTCGACGATGTTGGCGCAACCGGCTCCGCGACGCTGGTGACCATTAACGGAATCGAATACGCGGCTATGGCGGACTCGCTGACGTACCCGGTGGTACTGACGGTGACCGCTGGCACGAACACGCTCAACCCGCTGCTCGAAATGGCGCTCCTCCAGCGCGTGACGCAGCACGTGGCAAGCCGCGGAGATGACACGGTGGCGCTCCCGAGCGACTACTGGGACCGGATCTGCGGCATGATGGGGAAGGGCATTGGCTAATGGCTGGGCACGTCCCATCCGGAATGCTGCGCCTCGCCATGACGGCGCAAAACCCCGTCCGCACGGTCGATGACTTTGGCCAGGCGTCGGAGTCGTGGGTGAACGTGGCGGTCCTGCATTGCCATATCGAGCTCGCATCGACCAACGAAACGATGGATGACCGAGGCCCGGCGGTCCGCACGGATTGGCGCATCCTCGCGAGCTTCCATCCATCCGTGAACACCCGTAGCCGGTTGCTCTGGAACGACCGTGGCACGGAGCGCACGTTCAACGTGCGGGCGTGCTGGGACCGAGACCAACGCCGTCGGCGCTTGGAGATCGAAGCGACGGAGGTGCTGCCGTGAGTACTGCCGTCAAGATCACCGTGGATTCCGCCGAGGTGCGGAAGACGATGGCGCAGCTGCCGATGAAGCTAAATGAATCGGTGCGCAAGAAAGCCATCCGTAAGGTGTTTCAGCCAGCGGTAAAGGAACTGCGGCAGATTTGGCGCTCTGCGCCGTATCGCGGGAAGCCGATTCACCGTCGGGCTATCTCGTCCGCGACAAAGCTGCTTCCGCCCAAGCGCACCGCCGGACCCGGATCCCCGATCAGCATCGTGGTCGGCGTCCAGTACGGACGAAAGGGTGGTGCCAGGGCAAAGGGACGGCAACGCATTTGGCACCTGCTCGAAAACGGTTTCAAGCACAAGGCAAGCGGCAAGTTCGTTTCAGGAAGCAAGCGAAGCCATTCGTGGGCAACTCGCCGCGTCGGACAACTGGGGACTGCGTTGCAGACGGAACTGCTTCGCCTGGCTGCCATAGCGCTTGGGAGGCAGAATGTCTCTTGAAAACATTCATCGAGCAATCAAGGCAAGCTTGACCGGCTTGGGTTACGAAGTGTCCGTTGGGATGCGTAATGCGGGAACGCCTACTCCTTGCATCGTCTACGAACTTAATAGCGCGGAATGTGCCATGCGGATGGCAGGTGTCACGACTGGATTGCAGCATTGGACGATCGAGGTAGAGGTGGCGTGTGTCGCCGACACGGTCGAAACGGTAACTCAAATGGTCGACGCCGTGATGACCGAATGGCAAAACGGACCAGTCAACTACACGACTTTGAATTGCTCGCTTGTCATCTCCTCGTTCTCGGTGGCGTTCACCGCAGAAACTCCGGACGACGGCCAGCAGGATGCAGAACGAATCGGCACGATCAGCATGACGCTGCTCGTCCAGGAGGATTGATATGGCACTCATCGCAGGCTACGGCGGCGCAGTCACGCTCAACTTTCAGAGCAGCTCGGCGGTCACGTTCCCCGTCCGAAACATCGCAATCAACTTTGAGCGGTCGAGCATCGACACCACGCAGCTCTCTGACTTCCGCGAGAAGCGTGCGCCCGGGCGCGTCCGCCGCACGGTGACGTTTGACATGATGGCGCAGAACAGCACCTCAGATGACGCCTTGAGGCTGCACATGTTCCCGACCACGCTGGCCGAGGCTGTTGGGCGCAGCGTGGCATTGTCGTTCACCGACCAAGGCTCGATTGCCTACACCATCACCGGGCACCTGACCTCGGCGTCCCGTTCCGATGACGGCACCGGCCCGGGGATGTGGTCCCTCACCTTGGAAGAAGCCTGATGCCGTTCGACCTCACCAAGATTGCCGCTCGCCAGCGCACCGTCGACATCGACGGCGTCGGCCCGGTCGTGTTCCGCGAGCCCACGCTGGCGGACTACACGCGGTCCCAGGTCGACCCGTACTGGTGGGGATCCTGCATCTCCTGCCCGGACGGATCGCCCTTCGTGGTGTCTAACGCCGATCTCGGCACGGTGCGCGCTGACGTGGCCGGGCGCCTCCTGGAGGAGGTCAACCGTCCACGCCCTACGGAGCCGGCACCCGCCGGCTGTGGAGAATCGCCAGCCCGGAGCAACGCATGATGATGCCCGTCGCCCTGGCACGGCTTGAGATGACCACCGAGGAACGGTGCGAGCACCTCCTCGGGGTGATCGCTTGCACCCTGACCGGGAAGCGCCCGCATGAGTTCATGCCGTGGGTTCGCTCCGGCCTGGACGAGTTTGCACGGGAGGTGGGCCGTGGCTGACAAGTCGATGAAGGCAGTCATTCGGGCCGAGGTCGACCCGTCGGGCGTGGTGAAGGGCGTCGCCGCAGCGAACCGCGAGCTGCAGAAGCTCAACGCCACCAGCGCCAAGGCGGCGCTGGCGAGCGGCATCAGCGCCACGATTGACGCCGGGCAGGTGGCCTTTGGTGCCATCCGTTCCGCCGTCACCGCCCTGGACAAGCGGGCCGATGACCTGACCAAGATCACGACCACGTTCAACGTGGATGCAGCAAATGCAGCAACGCAGTCGGAGATCGAAAAGTACGCCAGGAACAAGCGAATCGCCGACGCGCTGGCGCCGGGCGTGATTCAGGGCATCAAGAATCAGGACATCATCGCCAACCGCGAAGCCGCGTCCATCGTGGCGAACGGCGCCGCAATCGGGCAGGGCATCGCCAACATTCAAGGCATTTCGGCAGGGGCACAAGCCGCCGGAAATCAGGCGTTGGACGTGGGTCTTCAGGGCGCTGGGTCAACCACGCTCGACGAGATTCGCAACTTGCTTGGGAAGTGGTCTGGCTGGATGCGAGGGCAACCGTAATGGGCACCTGGTCATACATCGAAGTGGCGGACAGCAGGATTTACGGGCGCACGTCGCCCGGCAACGAGCATTCGGTGGACCTCGTCTACCAAGTGACTTGGACGCCAGCAAGCAGCGTCGACACCTACCCCGGCGACAGCGGCATCTTTACCAGCGGCATTCCGGTAGTGCGGCAGCGCCTCCCGGCGGCTGTCTATGGAAGCGACAGCTTCCTAAAAACGTATGTTTGCCGTTCCGTCGAGAGCGCACCGGTGCGCGAAGGTACCTTCGTATTCCGCGTCACGTGCCGCTTCGGCACCTTTGGGCCGACTGGTGACTTCGGCTACTGCCAAGTGACGCGGTCGAGCTCCATCCGCCAGGCGCAGATGTGGCGCATGGGCGCAGCTTTCCCGAGCAACTACGACGCGCCGTGGCCCGTGTCGGCTGACATCGGTGGAAGCAAGGTCGACCTCCGCGGCAACCCAAAGACCTACGAGGTGCCGCAGCAGAACATCACGGTAGAGGTACTGTGGGACCGTACCGCCGTTGTTGGAGGTTCAGCCCAAGGCGAGCCGCCATGGTCGACGTGGTCCGGCTACGTGGGCCAGCGCAACAACGCCACCTTCCTCGGCGCTGACATTGGGCAGCTGCTCTACCGTGGATTCCAGGCTGCGCCGCTCCAAGAGTGGTACAAGATTCAGCACAACTTCGTATGGGACGCCTGGGGGCACCTCGAGCAGTTCGGCATCCCGTTGCCGACCGGAATGCCCCAATGCACTAACGGTACCAGCGTGCTCGGCGTGACCATTCTTCAGGCTGACTTGATCGGCTGGATGCAGAAGTACCCGACCAAGAGCGCCATTTCAAACGTTCTCAACGCCCAGCAGTTGTCTGAACTCACCAGCCCTGTCCCCGCGTTCCCCTGATGGCCTACAACGCTCCCAATTTCACGCAGGGATTGCCTGGCGGTGCCAACCGCGTGGTGCTGCGCGATTGGACGCAGAGCGCCAGCACGGTCGGCGCCAACATGGACGGCATCATGTGGGCGACGGCCAATGTCAACGCGCCGCAGTACTCGACCTCGGCACTGTGCGAGATCGTGTCGGCGGCGCTCATCAGCGGCGCGTCCAATCGGTGGACGTACACGATCAAGATCTGGCACCCGACGCCCCTGACCGGTTCCGGCGTGACCGTGCCCAGGGACTACACGTTCGACTACACGAACTGCATCAACCTCCGAGAGTGGCACAACACCTCGACCATCGTCGATGGCATGGACATCACCAGCCCGCCGTCAACCATCGGTCCGGTCGGTAGCCGGTACACGTCCGGCGCCTGGACAACCTCGGAGCTGCTCGCCAAGGTCGAAGTGCACGTGGCCTACAACACCGCTGGCGGGGCGTTTGCGTACTTTGACCGACCGAACCCAATCAGGTGCACCTAATGGCAATTGGCGACAACAACCTCCAGCTCGCGTCCGGCATCGATCCGCAGGTGATGGTGCCCGGCGAGGTCTACGAACTCGCCATGCACGTCCACAACGGGGCAGGGCAGAACTTTTCCTGGACAAACTTCACGCCCAAGATGCGCGTCGACGTGGGCTCCTTGAGCACCACCTACACGGGCACGGTGGTGAGCGCAGGAGGCGGCACCGCTGGCTTCTCGCTGACCGCCGTCCAGACCGCGACCTTTGCGTCGAATGCTTGGGGCCGGATCGTGCTCTACGCGGATCCGAACACCGGCAGCGAAAACCTGCATATTGCGACCATTGATCTTCGCACGACCAACGAGGTGATCCCGTGATACAGAACATGATGCGCAAGGCAATGGTGGCGGCGAGTTCCGAATACACCGCCGACGTCCTCGTCGTGGCTGGCGGTGGCGGCGGCGGTGGACTCGCCGCATCGAACGTGGGCGGCGGCGGTGGCGGTGGTGGTCTCATTGCGTCGACGCTTACCTTTACCCCTGGTACTTCGTATACGGTCGTGGTGGGTGCGGGCGGCGCAGGAAGCGGCGCCGGAAACGGCAACAACGGAAGCGATTCGAGCCTTGCGACATTGAACGCGGTAGGAGGCGGCGGCGGCGGACGTCCCTACGCGAATGCCGTCCCATCGGGCGGAAGCGGCGGCGGCGCCGGCGCCCAGAATTCCGTGTTCAACGGTGGAGCCGGCACGGCTGGGCAGGGCAACGCCGGAGGCAATTCCGGCGCATGGAACAACGGCGCCGGCGGTGGTGGTGCAGGGTCCGCCGGATCGAATAGCACGTCCAGCTCGGCGGGCAATGGCGGTACCGGAGTGGCGTCGAGCATCTCCGGCACGACCCTTTCCTACGCCGGCGGCGGCGGCGGTGCGTCGTTCTCATCCGGCACCGCGGGTGGTAGCGGCGGCGTCGGCAGCGGCGGCGCTGGCGGCACGGGCAATGCCGGCGCAGCATCAAGCGGCACCGCGAACCGTGGCGGCGGTGGCGGCGGTGGATGCAACAGCACCATCGGCAACGGCGGGTCCGGCGTCGTGATCATCTCCTACGCCGGAGCGCAACGCGGCACCGGCGGCACCGTCACGACTGCCGGCAGCAACACCGTCCACACCTTCACCAGCACCGGCACCTTCACCTACACGGGGTAACCATGGCGCATTTCGCAGAGATCGACGCGAACAACGTGGTACAGCGAGTGATCGTGGTACCAAATTCCGAGGAGGCCAACGGCGCCGCCTGGTGCAACAACCTCCTCGGAGGCACCTGGTTGCAGACGTCCTACAACGCGACCATCCGCAAGAACTTCGCGGGCGTCGGGTTCACTTACGACGCCGTTCTCGACGCTTTCATCCCGCCGCAGCCCTACCCGTCGTGGACGCTGGACGAGGCGACCTGCACGTGGGAAGCGCCGGAGCCGGTCCCGCTTGGCGGTCCGTGGGAATGGGACGAGGACGAGTTGGAATGGGTCCAGCCGTGAAGCTCGCCGCGGCCATCCTTGCGCTCTTGCTCGCCGGTTGCACCAACCATACGGCGGCTATCGCGCACTCGGCCATCGACGCCCGCCAGGCGGTGGGCGCGGCGATCGTCCACATGGACGCGGCCCGCGAGGAGCTGGACGGATTGCAGACGTCCATCGAGGCGGTGCAGGAACACGTCGCATTTGTGAGCGACGAGGAGCCTGGCATTTTCAGCACGCTCAAATACGTGTCCGTCGCCGGGGTCGTGATCGGCGCGTTCGCCCTGGTCTACACAATCAAAAATTGGAAGCTCGTATGAACCTCGCACCCTGGCAATACACGCTCTGGCTGGTGGGCCTGATGGCTATCACCTTCGCCTCCGGTTGTTCCATCGGTCTCACCTTCGCACGTAAGCAGAAAGCGAAACCCCATGCTCGCAAGCGTTGAATCTCTCCTCGGTTCCATCTGGTTCGGAGTCATGCTCGGCCTCATCGGCGCGGTCGCCGGGTTCATCTACTGCCGCAAGGGCAAGGCCAAGGAGTGAGCCGCCGCCGTTGCTGTTGCACCCCGCAGGGCGAAGGCTATTGTTTCTGCTTCGAGGTCAACGCGACGCATGGCCAGTTCTGCACGCTCCAAAACGACATCGTCAACTGCAGCTTCACCGCAGTCGGTTGCGATGATCCGGTGCCGTCGTGGTACGTGGTGAACAACTACCGATCCTCGCTCGGTCCGCTGGGCCCGCAGCAGTTTGTGGTGGCGACTGCGCCGACGATTAACCAGCCGTGCGACTGCCGCACGAACTGGTGCAAATCTGTCTACACCTGGACAAACGAGAACAACTCGTTCAAGCGCCAACTGTGTTTCACACTTGGATGCGGACCGGGGTCTGTCCCGCAAACTACTTCGACCGGCAACATAAACGTCGTGCGATTTGGTGCACCTGCCTGTCCGGGAGGCGCGTATTGCGGTTGCTGCGGAACGTTCACAAGCATCATTCGGATCACCTACGTCGACTACATCCCTGCAACGACCGTCAATGGTGAGTGCGGAAGCGTATTGGGTGGTGGTTGGTTTACCCAGTTCACCCTGTACTACTGCTGGGTATTTGGTGGCAGCGAAAACCCAACTCCGTGCAAGTTGACGCTGACAAGGATGGAGATGAACACGGCTACCGCTCCGCAAAGTTCCCACAACATCGATTGCGGCGCCGCAGATGTTGGTGGCCCATGCGAAACCCAGTACGACACGTGCGTCCCTCCCGTGACTTCATGGTGCGCCCCATTCACAGGCGACGGCGCAATCGTCTACGCCCTGGCGGGATCCCCGCCAATGACCCTTGACTGCCGGAGCTGCGAATGTCCGTAGGCCCAAAGGTAATGACCGTCGGTCTCGGCGACGTGGTAGCCGGTGCCGCCAAGGCGGTCGGCGTCAGGCCGTCCAAGGGCTGCGGGTGCGAGAAGCGGCGCCAGGCGCTGAACCGCGCTACGCCCAAGGTGGTCGCGCGACTGCTCGACGCGCTGCGTGGTTACTGGTCGAAGTGGTGAAACAAGGGAAACTTTCCCTATGCACTTTCCGCTGATCCTGCTACGGTCGGCGGGAATGGCAAAAAGGCCAACGAAGCAGCGAGTTGAGTCCCAGGGGAAGCCGGTCCTTTTGCGCGAAATCGACGCGAGGACGCGCCGCGCCATGAACCGGAAAGAGAACGCAAGAGAAGAATGGTGGATGGTCCGCAACGACGGCGACCCGAAGGGCGTCTGGTCGTTTACACTCGATCCGTACGCAAGTCCTTGGGACTGGAAGGTTAAGATCGGGGCCAATAAGCACCACGTAGAACGTCGGATAGCCGTTGCAAAACGGGATGCCGAAAACAAGGGAAAACTACTGGCAATTCGGGCGCTCGTCGATAAGATACGGTCTGCGCCGAAATGAGACAGTAGTCACAGATGCCAGAGGTCTCGATAACGCTGCTTTACAGAACACGCATAGCGTGGCCTCGTTTGTGACCGTTTCGGCGCCTTTGAGAGGCGCACCATGTCAGAGAGAGCGATTGAGAGGACTGCACCGCGTTCTTATGGGAAGACGGCCAACAGCATTCAGGTCCGGGTCGACCTCGACCTTATGGACCGGGTTGCCCGGGTAGCGGCGAAGAACAAGCGAACCATCCGGGGCCAGGTCGAGCTGTTCATCGAGGAGGGCCTCGCGGCCAATCCCCGCTTGGAGACTCGCCGGGACGGGGGTGCAGCGTGAGCGACCTCCTCGCACCGCAGGACCGGGTGAAGCAGAACGAGCAGCTCGTTCGCGCCCTGGGGACCATCGTCAAGCAGAACTACGTGATCCGTGTGTCCGGACGCGAGTATCTCACCGTCGCCGGGGCGCAAGCGATCGCCTCGGGCATGGGGCTGACCACTACGACGGAACAGCTCCGGCACGTCCCGGCGACGGATGGGATGACCGGCTACTGGGAGGCCACGTCGACCGTGGTCGACCAGCGCGGCGTCGTGCTCGGGCGCGGCGTCGGCTGCGTGTTCGATGACGAGAAGCCGTGGAACACGCGCCCGCAGTTTGCGCGACAGATGATGGCGCAAACCCGCGCTACTGGTCGCGCCCTCAAGGGCGTGATGGGCTGGGCGTTCGCCATGCTCGGCACCGCGTCGAGCCTCCATGAGGAGATGCCCGAGGAAGCCGCTACGACGCCGCAGGACGGCACGGAGGGCGTTCGACGCCTTCCGACCCGTCCGAGCGCTCCGAAGGCCTCCAAAGGCGATTCCGTGGCGCTACGCGAAGTTCGCGGAGTTTGTGCGGAGGTCGAGTGCAAGGTGACCAAGGCCGGTACGAAGTACTGGCGCATCGGCATCGAGGCGGGCGAGAACACCGAGTGGTTCACCAGCTTCAAGCCGATCCCCGAGCTCGCCGGTCGGCTGCTGCTCCTGAAGCTTGTGCCACACAAGGACGGCGTCCTGGTGGAGGACTGCATCGACATGGAGGTGGACTGATGGCAAAGCATCACCCCGGTGAGATCTTCGCCCTGGGCGGCTCGCTGACGCCCACCGAGAAGCTCGTTGCGATTGCCCTGGCCGATTACGGCGAGCGGATCCATCCCAGCCAGGCGCACATCGCCATGAAGACGGGGCTTCACCTCGACACCGTAAGTGCCACAATTTGTTCGCTGCGTGGCAAGGGCATCATCGAGACTTACGGCAGCGGCAAGGCGCTCACGTACCGGCTTGACCTCCGGTCTAGGACCGGAGGTACCTCCGGCTTTAAACCGGAGCACCTCCGGTCTACGACCGGAGCACCTCCGGTTTTAAACCGGAGGGATCCTATACACCAAAGAACCACCAAAGAACCACCAGCGGCTACCGCCGCGAATGGGGGGGTGGTTTCACCATGGGATGGGATCGATCCGGAAGACGTACGCAAGATCCGGAACTGGTGCCCGCGTGACACCGACACGTTGTGCGAAGCACAGCGGCGCGTGACCTTGCGCAAGCTCGCCGACCTCGGCATCCGCGTCACAGACCACGCCAGGTGGTGGCGACGCCTGGGCGAGCGGTGGGGGCAGATCGGCGTCCCGCCGTACGACCAGTTGGCGCTGGAGCTTCAGTCGATTGGACCCGACGTGCGAGACCGTGTCTCGGTGCTCGCCTTTCGCCTTGGACTTGGGAGGGTGGCAGCATGATCGAGATCCCGAAGACAATCCGCGAACCGTGGGAACGCAAACTCAAGCGAGCCCAGCGCAGCATCTCGACCGGCTCAATCCCGGTTGACGTGGTCGAGGAGCTCATTGCGATGGTGGTCGCCCAGCACGAAGAACTGCGCGAGCAGGACCGCAAGTGGCGCGACCGCGAGCGGTTCCTAGAGCGGCAGATCGTGATGTGTGGCGGCGGCTTTGACAAGCGCGGCCTCGACACCGAACCACGCGGCATTATGGTGCAGCACGGCATCCACACCGTGGTGGAAGACTCCCGATGAAGGACATCGTCACTCAGCTCCGCGCCAACAGCGAGTGCCTTGCGCCGTCGATCATGCTTGAGGCGGCTGACATGATCGAACGCCTTACCGCCGAGCGCGACGAGGCGAGGCGGGAGGTTTGTATGTGTCATCCGGAATCTTGTGTTACTGACGAGGAAGCACATCAGCAAGCGCAAGAACGTGGCTGGGACTGCTTCAAGGAGAAGGCACCATGATCGATCCGAGTGGCGTCGGCGCGGGTGCCCGTGGTCGTTCCACGGGCGCCCGAAGCCGCCGTAAAGGCGCTGTAGGCGAAGCGGAGGCTGCGGCGGCCCTCGGGGCCGTCCTCGGCAAGCCGTGGCGCAGAACGGCACAGCGGTGGGGCAAAGCGAAAGCCGACATCGAGCCCTGCGACGGGGGCGTGGGCGTCCATGTCGAAGTGAAGCGTGTTGGTTCACTCCTCAAGCGATGGTCGTGCGCGGTGCATGAGCACCCGCTGATCCTCGGCGGGGAGCTGTACTGCTGCTCCATCGAGAACCTCGCGCTCATGCTCGACCAGGTGGAGATCCCACGCATCTGCGCCAAGAGCTCAACCGTGATGCGCTACATGGCGCAAGCGGTGCGCGATGCCGAGGATGGCCTCGTTCCCATGGTCATGTGCCGAATGGATCACGGGCCTTGGCTGGTGTGCTGGCGCTATGACGATGACGACCGGCTGACTGCTGCCCTGCGGGAGGCTATGAAGTGAAACGCTTCCGGTACCAGGGTGGGCTTGGCAAGGCCATGAGCATGGTCAACACCATGCGGTCGCGTGGTGGCTCATGGACGCGGAAGGCCAAGCAGCACAAGGCAATCGAGATTAGTTGCCGCAAGTGCGGCAGCATCGTCGGCCTGGAGTGCGATCACATCGTGCCGCTGCATCGTGGTGGAACAAACGACGCATCCAACCTCCAAAGCCTATGCAAGGACTGCCATGCCGCAAAGACAGCAGCGGAAGCCTCGGGCCGATAAGGGTTTACGAAAAAATTTTTCGTCGTCAACTAGTGACGGCTTTCAGCCGGACGTGAAAGCGCCCCCCCCATTGACCCCGAGGGGGTCTCTTTCCAAGGGGCAC